GGAGATTTGTCATCTCCTTCAGGAAAGCTTACGACGGGATGTCGAGGCCAACCAAGGTCGCATTGCCGCTGAAGCTCAGGGAGTGGAAGCAGATGCAGGGCTATTGACAACAGCTCCAATCTCATACCGGGACAGGGTCCCAACAGGAGTTTGAAATGAAAGATGTAGAATTTAACGAAACAGCCGTGTTGTTCACCGAGTTAATGATCAATCAACTGAAGGAGGACGCCAGAATCGCAAGAGAAACTGAAGTACGAAGGGCTGCAATGAGACCGGCAACATACAAAGGTCATTGCGCCTCACTTCGCGGTGTTTTCAACTCCGATGTAACCATTCACTGTGAGTCAGCTGCACTTACTAACTTAAACTGAAAGGTTACAACATGAACAAAGATAACTACTTTCCAGATGTATCGATTTTCCACGATGACCAGCGAATGACAACAGCTGCACAACAGATTGCAAAAATGGCAACTGCTAAGCTATCCAAAGGAGGAAACCCCTCCAAGAAGGGAATTCGCGATTTTACGGATCCGATTGCATTGGCTGAATGGCTCGTTAGCGAGGCGACAGAATTGTTGGAAGAAGTCACAGTTCTGCAAGCCGGAATTATACACCAGGACTCAGTTATTGACTCCGAAACCGAGGGACAAGCCCTTCTGTTTCAATGTATGATCATGCGCCGCGTTCAGGATGAAATGGGAGATGTTCACAATGTTTCCTGTCAACTCATCGACACACTGAACCAGCGCATGGAGCAACAAGCCAACTTGATTCAATGTCGCTCCGACATGAGCGCTGCCTTTAATCTGATCGGCAGGCGTTCCGGTGTCACAACATGAAAAGGGTGAGCGCCTGGATCGTATACTGGACAGCGCTAATCATAGCGCTTGGGTCAGTTGTCAACTCAGTACCATAATATTACAGGAGACTTAACAATGTCTGAAGATATCAAGAACCCCTCCGCTGACTTGCGGTCGACAAATGTGGACGAGGAGGCAGAGGTTGGTCACCCCAACATACTCTTAGTTCCTAAGGGTGCCGACGTGGACACCAAGATTGATCTTCCCTTTCTCAAGGACGCCCCACTTCTGGAGCGAATTGTAATGGCTTGTCAAGAGCCAGGACGATCCCTTGTTGAGGTCAACGTTCAAGAATTGATATTCCTCTCCACTGCGGGAGGATTCATTCCGGCAACGGTTTCCTTGCTCATGGGAGCACCGGATGGCGAGTATAACCAAAATTGGTTTTTATATCGCACCCAGTTTGGAAATGTGATTAACTATGATCAACTCCTCTCCGAGTTCGAGGGTTCGACTGAGCCCACTCCAGTTACTGCAAGAACGAACCGAAAAGACGCGGTTGTGAGAAAGCACTCTCTCACCAAATCAGATCAAGTTAAATTTCGGGAAGATCAAGCAGCTGAGCTGGAGGCTGAACCAGAGTTCAGAAATCTTGCCGATCCCGATCTGGAGGATTAATCATTGAAACCCTTATTTCGAGGTCCAAGTGGTAAGAGGCTTATGAACAGGGTAAGATCTGATCATAATCTCGACCTGTGGCCTGGTATCTATTCTTTCGATCCCAAGACTATCAGAGAGAACGCCGGATTAGGAGATGAGCTGTCAGAAGCCATTCCAGTCGACATTCAAGATGATGGCAGCGTGGGGCCGACCGGCGTACCGGGCAACTTTCTGGGTCTGCGAACAGTCGGAGGATATGAAATCTCTGACCTTAGTCTGCCTATGGTATCCAATGATAGAAATAGACATGAAATCGGACTAGCCGATGGACCGGTTTCCTCTAGACACGCTGATATCCTCAAGAAGCTCGGCAAGTTGATGTTCGGTCAATGGACCCCAGCCACCAGCAAAATCGCCAAGATATCATCGACTGGATTCCCTGATCATCAGAAGGATCCTGACTTCAAGATCAAGTTGTTCTACTATGTGATGGATAACTTTGATAAAATACTCGATATTGTCGCAACCGGTGATTTCGAACGATTGTATCAAGACTATGATCTGATACTTGCTTACAATCTAGTTCAGCGAGCCCAGGTTGACAAGGTTAAGAAGGAGGGTGATCGATTTACGTCCAAAGACCGCCCTTACGCAACCTATGAGTTTGCCGCTTCATCTGGAGCGAGAGGAGCTCTCCTCACTGCCGACAAGACCGTCACCATTGACGGTGTCGACTACCCCGGTCACTTCGCAATGCGCATTCGCATTGCATATGGATTAGCGGCTGGATTAAACTACGCCATGACAGCTTTTATGTCCGGGTGTCGTGCAATATACCTCAAGAAGTACGAATATACTTGGAAACATCGTACTGTTGAATCAATGGAGCAAAAACTGAATAAGTGGGATCACATCTTTGCCACTGATGCTCCAAACTACGACACCAGCTTTGGTGACTGGCTTAACCTGGCACTCATTGATGCATGTTGTTTTGACGATAGAATGAAGATTTTAATGAAGCACGCCCTACATGCTCCCTATTACTCCGGCCCTACAGCCAAGGGTGAAAAGGGTGGAATTTGGATGGGTAATCCCTTTGATGTTGATCAATTTAAACTTAAATATGGGTTACCATCCGGTGTTGCCTTTAATCCAGATGCCGGCAAATTCGGCATGACTTATCAGTACCTCTGCATTTTCGATGATTTCTTTCATGATACCCTCGAAAAGATGGAAACTGTGCTCCAGGGAGATCATCCTGAGTATGGAATGCTGAATATGGGAGATGACACGGTCGGTGGAACCAACAACGCCAGATTTAACACGCATGTCAACGAGAATCTGGCCACCGATGATCAGGTCAAGGCGCGCAAATTTGCCCCTTACTTTGTGCTTGAACCCGAAACCCCATATGTGTTTTTGGGTAACGCAATAGTTAAACGCCCTACGGGCGGGGTGAAGCTATATCCCTCCATTCCTTCTTTCTTCTTGAACTGGTTGGTCCCAGAGAGAGGGGTTTCCAACAAGATGCGTATGTACTGGCCCATTGGCTGGAAGGAGCGCAAGCTACATTATGCCAAAGCCCCGGCCTTTTCGAAGGCGTGGGAGATTTTTGAACGCCGTCATTATGATGCATACGGCATATCGCCGGACACCATCGCAACGATGCACGAAGAAAACGTGCGTAATCTAAACACCTTTAATTGGACGGATATTGACCGCGAGGTCATGGAAAATCCTTCCAAACTCTATTATAAATACAGCGAAGAGGATATATCAGTCGAAGTTCTCGATCTGCTCACTACCTCTATTCCATCAGAAGATGTGGAAAGATTAGTCTATCCATTCATCACACAAGGAGTGCATTAGCAATGGCCGTTTTAACATTGTCAATTGGCAGCAAAAAGTCGTACATGTACAAAGCGTACAACTTATTCGATGAGCAGGAGGTGTCATTAGAACCTGTTCCCAACGGCAAGTCAAAAACTCTTCCCGCCGATTTCGAATTTGCGGGCGAGATCACAGGTCTCTCAGAACTGTCAACGGATGAGCTTAAGCTCATGCTCGAGCGATCTGCCGCTCAATCAAAGATCATGCACAAGGTGAAACTTTCAGGCTCAACTTTTCTGTACATACCAAAGGGCGTTATCGTCCTAATGGGTGGATCGGGAGCTGGCAAAACAGTATTGTCATCCTATATTGCGGGTCAATTAAATCGCAACCACGATGGGGACATAGCTCGGGTTCTTATTTATAACGAGCCCGAACTGATTTCTGTAACAAATGACATCGTTTTGACCGAAGCCTACGACTTAATCGACAAGTTGGCGGGTTTCCTGGCCGGTTCGAAAGAAGTCTGCATCATTGACTCTATTCGAGATTTAATGTACACAAGTGCTGGAGGCGCCACCGGTAAGGGCGGCATCAACATGGCCATCTTTTCCATGCTCACCAAGTGGGATATTCTCGCTCAGATGATGGGCAAAACCATTATCTTCAACGTGAACCCGTTGAATACGTCGCCTGAGGTGCTCGATCAGTTCAAAGAGGCAGCATCTGGCGCGGTCACCACCGTTATCAACCTGCCACGACTGGGAGAAATTGAATTCACCTCCCGAAATCTCGAGTGGCATGATCGGGGCTGGAGGTCCATTAAAAATGTGAACATTCGTGGTCTTGGACAGCAGATAGTACATGCTAATACTGGCATGCTGTTGGACATTGACATGTCGGAGGTGGTAGATGCGATACCCCTTCTCGGACATAACTTTTTCTCATCTCTGGAGGATTAAACAACAATGACAAAGAAAAACGATAGACTCGACAAAGAGCAAGAAATGTTTTACATTCCTGCCATGGGTTCAACCTCCAGATCTCTAATCGAGAGTCATGCTATTGGCACTCTGGGCTCCATCTTACCGGATGTTGCGCCAGAGGAGATTATGGTTGACAAGGGTTACCCTGGATACAGGACCATTGCTCTCGGCGCTGGCAGGTTCAATATTGAATCCACCGCTCGCAAGTTGCTCGACCCAAACGTGAGGAGCCGCATCTCATCTGAGCTCACATCCGGTGATTTCATGGACAACGTTCTTGAAACGGTCCTCCCCACAAAGGACTCTCGCCTCGAACGCGGAGTCAAAGTATTTAATGTCGAGACAGCCAAGGAGATGATCTCTCGACGGGGATCGCATGGCAAGATTGAAGCTGGAATACTGGCTGACATCTTATGTCACGCCGTCTCGGAGTTCGGCATTGTGGGACCATCCTACGAAAAGATTGAAGTTGAGAGTCGCTACAACAATCTCCATCCGACTCTCGAAGACATTCGTCGTGACACATCCATCCGCGCCCTGATGGATCTGCTGGATGCGGCAAAAGTGACTCTCGCGCTCAAGGTCGAGAAGCGCATGTATTATGCTGCCGCAAAGGGTTTGCTCACTCAACCCCTGCGTAGCTTAGGTCGCAAGTTGATCTCGGCCTTGCAGGCCAATGAGTACAACCTGCAAACCGCACTCTATCTGGTTCATCAGCGGGTCACCAACAATGATGAGTTCTTTACTTTGAATTCGACTGTGAAGGATGATTCATCACTGATGGGTTTGGCCTCTAACCTGTCTTTTGTTAGGGCCTCATTCGAGTACATGAACACTGACTCTCCGTCGGGTCCTGTGCTTTCACCATTGGAGTGGAAAAACGCGCTGTCCGCCGTTTACTTGTCCACAAAGCAATCTGTTCAATATGATACCATATCATTGGTTGAACACGCAGCGCGCTACACTCACGTGGTGATGAAGGATTGCGAGGGTGTTCGCAAAATGTTGATCACAGCCAAGAATCTTGCGGCTGAAAACAGAAATCAAGTTACCCATTTTTATCCCACCGGTGACGATGACAACAACTTTCAAGAGCCGAACATTGCGCTTGAAACCAAGCTTGATTCGGCAATGTCTGGTTTGGCCCCTAGACTGCACACGTCGGCGAATGTACAGCAGATCGAGACCCTTTGCTCCCATTTGATCGAAGGAATCGAAAAGCCAACCCTGCTGTCCATGAACATGGACAGTGAGGAAATGGCCGTGTTGGCTGCTGCCAAAGCAGATGAGGTTTATTACTCGTGGCGCGGTGTATCAGATGATCGTATGGAGTTCAATCTTCTCTACGAATATCCTGTGGCTGGACCAGTCGGTCCTTTTGATCAAAACGTGATCAATGGTCGGCTCTCAACCCTGGATCCGGTGGAGCTGTTGCTCTACACGCCGGACGCAATTGATGGTCCTTGCTTTCCTGCTCGCGTTCAGTCCATTCCTGAAGAGGATAGGGGTCATGCTCTGGTCACGCCCTACAAGGCACTGGCCATCCGGTTTGATCGCCCAATCACTATCCTTCTGCAAGGATCAGGCAAAGAAACGCACTCTGTCAAACTTGATTTGGCCGAGTTATTTGGTGTTCCCATCTGGAACGCCGGTGTCATAGATACACATATATCAGATCCATCAGGTGACTCTGATGCTGAACGTGACGCGATGCGTCTCCCAGGTATGACTCCCTATGTCACAGTTAATCCCGTTAACTTAGCCTTGATTAACAGTTTCTTCCAAGCATTGGGTCATGTCGAAGCCATGATCAAAATCTCGACTGATGAAGACGTGAAAGAGCTGAAATATCAAATTCACGCTAATATCGGCCAAGCAGTGGTTTCGCTACTTGAAACTATCTATGATACTCCAATGGGCGAGGCTATGGAGAGAGCCATTCATCGGCGTCTCATCATGGATCAGCCAGATCTCCCCTCAAAATTGAGGGTTAAATCCGATTTGCGTCTCAACAAGATGTTTGAAATGGGTCGTGTAAACATTGCACTAGCCTTACTCATTCGGACCGGCGTGATGAATCATGCTGATATGCGCAATGCCATCGAGATGATTACCAAAGGCCGGTTGTGGGGCACCTTAGGACGGTCTTCCCGCACCTGATACATCAATTGGATCCTCATTAGGATCTACAACTCAAAAGGAATCCAACATGTTCTACGATATCTATGCACCAACAGAGGATGCAGACTTAATGGCAGCGAATTATTTCGTTTCAGACCAGGTCTACGACTCTACGGTTATGGTCGTGAAATGCTTTCCTACTGGTACTATCAACCATTCGAGCTATGCAGTTCATTACATGACCCGAGATGATCTAGCCAATTTCATGAAAGAGAAAGGGCTAGTTAAGCTTAACGCGAAAAGATCGATTAAAGACGATATCGCGATAGGTCGCGGTATCATGGCCACTCTCAACAAATGCCGTCGAGATATCACCCGTCACAGGATGATAATCGGAACGGGCACCTCCGCACAATACGGTGGTGTTCCATATCCTCCCGAGGAAGAAAGTGGAGACAGTGAAATACTATCTAAATCCAAAAACGGGTGAGATACGTGTTGCCACTAAAATAGGCGAAGGTAATGCCTTTGTAGTGGTTAAACTGTTTGATGATGATAAGTTCACCATCAAATTTTGGCATAACGCAACTCTTGAGAGCACAGCATCATACTGGAACACCAAGGCCTTTGAGCCTAATCCAGATCAGCTGTATCGCATCCTAAGGCGACTTGAAGTCGCCTTAGACTCCGCATATCATGATCTAGTTCGCATACCCTTTTTCAAGTGGAAGTTTAAACACTAGAAAGTCAGCAGATGAAATCAAGC